GTGGTGCATCCAAATGGATGACATTGCTTTCCTTCTACCACAGAAGGCCAGCGATGCTGATCCAACGTTGATGGAGATGTTGAATGTCATCAACAATGTGCCGTACGTGCCGCCCCAAGCGGCGCTAGAGGATAAGGGAAAGACCCCTGTCCTTGCGAAGCTCGTTGTTGCTACGACGAATGCAGCTGATTTGAACGCGCATGAGTACTTTTGGTGCCCCCTAGCTGTGCGCCGCAGACTTCCGTTTGTGGTTCATGTGGAGCCCAAGAAGGAGTACATTCATGAGAATGGACGTTTCATCAACCCACGCGCTCTTCCACCAATTGATGGTGCTTTTCCAGACTTCTGGAGAATCACGGTTCAGAAGGTGGTCCCCTTCTTTGATGGGGAACGAGACCGCGCCACGCTCGAAACAGTGCAGATTTTTGAAAATTCTGCTGAGTTCCTACGTTTTTACGGAGAAGCTAGTCGAGCACATGAGGACATTCAGGCTAAGAGCATGACGTGTGATGACGGCATGTCTCAGTTGCAGGTTTGTCCTCTTTGCCTGCTTGTGTCTCGCGATTGCGAGTGCGCAGTGCAGGCTGAGCAAGATCGTACTTGGACCGAAACTCTTCGAGATTGGTCCTTTGAGATGATCATTGCTGCATGTATGTTTGTGCTGACCACGAAATATGTGATCGCACTTCATATGCGTGTTGCGCGCTACCGTCTTTTTAGGAAGGCATTGGTGCAGCATGTGTGGCGGTATTATCCGCAGGACATTCAGATGCGCCTTTTAGGCCACATGAATGATCTGCGGGTGGACAACCACAAGTGGCGAGCTTTCCTTGTTTGCTTTGGCTTAGTTGCCACTGTGGCGACTCTTTACTTCAAATCTTCCCCTAAGAAGGAAGAGGAGAAGAAGAGAGAAGTCCCCGATGAGTTGCAAGGAAATGTGCATGGTACCACTGAGACCGATCTCGAACAAGAGATTGGTCAGAATGTGTGGTATAATCCCACGCTTGAGCTAACCAAATTTGACGTACCAGTTGCGTCACAAAGTTTGGTAGGCATTGACAGCACGGGAGTACGTAATCTCCTTGGACGCAATTGTGTCCGTTTGGAGATTAAGAACAGAAAGAGTGGCAAAGCTCTAGGCATTGGAGCCGTTTTTGTTCGAGGCCATTTTTGCTTGGTTAATAACCATGCTTTTGCGGAACCAGATGCTGATTATGACATTACTGTCATTCAATCGACTCTTTCACAAGGAGTCACCAACAACATGACAGTCCGTGTCATGGCGCGCGACATTGTTCGCCTGCCAGACCAGGATTTGTGTCTTGTTGAGTTCCGTTCTTTGCCACCTTTCAAGGATATCACCAAGTTTTGGAGCGAGGATTTTATCCACGCTACCAAAGCATTTGCTGTTCGTCGTCTTGCGACGGGAGAATGTGAATCTCAAGATGTGTTTAACATGTCGAAGAGTGAGAATTTTCCCATTGAGGCGTTGAACATTGCACCTCGTGTTTATTGTGGTCTTGGACCACGTGTAACACGAGCAGGTGATTGTGGTGGATTAGCTGTTGCTGATACACCACGTGGACCCGTTATCCTAGGTATTCATGCCTTGGGGTATGGTTCCCAATGTGGTTTCCTCTTTGTGCCAAAAACAGCACTAGAGGAACTCATTGTCGCCCAGAAGCGCCTCACCGGTTTATCGGTGGAGGTGCAGGGTGGAGGTGAACCACGTTTGGAGTGTGGAATCTACTCCAAAACCTTGACTGAACCACACCATAAGAGTGTGGTGCGATATTTGGAGACAGGTGTCGCGAATGTCTATGGCTCTTTTGCTGGGTTTCGTCCCAAGCCGAAGAGTCGTGTTTGCGAGACACCTCTCGCAGACACCATGTGTGAACATTTCGATTACACCGTGAAATACGGTGCACCCGTTATGTCCGGATGGGAACCATGGCGCAAAAACATCGTTGAGATGGTCAAGCCCAATGTAACCCATGATAGGCTTGTTTTGCAGCATTGCATCAAGCAATACACGAAGGACATTTTGTCTGGGCTTCCAGAGGGATGGGAACGTGAACTTATGTTCCTATCTCCACGTGCAAGCGTGAATGGTTTACCAGGTGTCAAGTTCGTCGATCGACTCAATGTGAGCACATCGATGGGTTTTCCATGGTCTTGTAGCAAGAAAAAGTTTCTTGTTGCAGCTGTGGATGAGTTCTATCCTGAAGGCGTGGATTTCACGCCTGAAGTTTGGGAACGTGTAGCCAAAATTGAGGAACAGTATGCTGAAGGAAAGCGTGCTTTTCCCGTTTATACGGGACATCTCAAGGATGAGGCTACATCGTTCGCTAAGATAGCGAACAAAAAGACGCGTCTTTTTACGGGCGCGCCAGCTGACTGGAGCATCGTGGTACGATCTCGATTGTTGACATTTGTCAGGTTGCTGCAGAAGAACAAACTCGTGTTCGAAGCGGGACCTGGCACTGTGTGTCAGTCAAGTGAGTGGGGTGTGATACATGAGTATCTTACCTCATTCGGTGAGGATCGTATTGTGGCTGGAGATTATGGCAAGTTTGATAAGCGAATGATCGCTGATTTCATTCTTGCTGCATTCCAGATTATCTCGCACGTTTATGAAGCGGCGGGTTTCGAACCAGACGAGATCCGCCAAATTATGTGTATTGGCGAAGATGTTGCCTTTCCAGTTGTGAGTGTGAATGCCGATTTGATTGAATTTTTCGGCACAAATCCTTCGGGACATCCACTCACTGTCATCGTCAACTCTTTGGTGAACAGTCTCTATATGAGATATTGTTACACCATGTTGAGTCCTGAGAAGTCGTGTGCTTCGTTTAAGCAGAACGTGCACCTGTTCACCTATGGGGATGACAATATCATGGGTGTCTCTGGAGAGGCACCGTGGTTTAACCACACGGCCATCCAGGCTGTTTTGGCAACGATTGGTGTTGAGTACACCATGGCCGACAAAGAGTCGGAGTCGGTGCCATATATCAGCATCGGCGATTGCCAGTTCCTCAAGCGCAAATGGCGCTATGATGAGGATGTAGGCGCTTGGCTCTGTCCATTGGAAGAAGAGTCAATTCACAAGTCTCTCACGACTTGGGTGCCATCGAAGTCAATCGACAAGTATGCGCAAATGGTTGCGGTAATGTCGAGTGCGAACTCCGAATACTTCTTTTATGGAAGGGAAGTGTTCGAACACCATCACGCATTTTTTGAAGGTGTCCTGATGCAGGAACCCTATGATAAGTACGTCATGGAGTCAACTCTCCCAGGGTGGGATGATCTCGTAGAGAGATTCTGGCGAGCATCTAAAGATGTATCCCCCAAGCAGGCTGGGCCTTGGCCGGTCCTTCCTGTTGAACAACAGGTCACAGAAAAACATTAAGAATTATAAGAAACAAAGTGTTGAGGTAGTCACCGGAAGTACTACCACTTGTCTTATGGGAGAGGATATCCCACTGGAACATTTCAATTATTATCCCCAATGTTTTGCGCTTCAATCTGCGACGATGGAAGACGCAGAGAGTGTCGTCACAAGTGAAGCCATAGGTAGCTCCACTAGTGTTGAACAGACCGTCACCTTTATTGATAATGAAGGTGGTGTGTGTGTCGATGCTCCATCAAGCACGAATAACGTAGCTTTAGTTGATGGTACGGAGGATATTGGACTTGGGAGTTTTCTCTCACGTCCTACCCTCATTGATACTATCACTTGGACCACGTCTAGTGTTATCAGTGTTCTTGATACAATCAAGCCCTGGTACCTTTTCCTAAACAACACACAGATCAAAAAGAAGATCGATAATTACGCATTTTTGCGTGGTAACCTCCATGTGAAGGTTGTGTTGAATGGAACACCGTTTCAATACGGTATGATGCGGATGTGTTATTCGCCCCTTTTGGGTTTTGTAGGAGACAAAATCACAGTACCATCACCGATCAATCCGATCCTTGTGCCGTATTCGCAGCAGCCAGGTTTTTACCTGTACCCGCAAGCGAATGCTGGTGGCGAAATGAAGCTACCTTTCTTTTTGCACAAGAACTGGTTGGACATCACGAGTGCAAATGATGTTCAGAACATGGGCACACTCAATTTTGTAGTGTATAACCCTTTGAAAACAGCCGTAACAGGTGGTACAACTTCGGTCACATTACGCGTTTATGCGTGGATGTCAGATGTCCAGTTGATGGGCTCGACGTCTAAGTTGACCCTGCAATCTGATGAATACGGCAAAGGAATCGTATCCAGACCTGCTTCTGCTTTAGCTTCAGTTGCTCAAACGCTCACGCACGTGCCAATTATTGGCAGGTTTGCTAGAGCGACAGAGATAGGAGCTTCAGCTGTATCCAAAATTGCAACGCTTTTTGGATTTACCAATGTACCAGTCATAACTGACGTTCGTGGGTATGCACCCATGAACGCACCCATGATGGCTAGTGCACATATTGGTACTCAAGTGCAGAAATTAGCACTTGATCCTAAGCAGGAACTTGCAATTGACCCGAGTCCTCACGGCATTGGTAGTGCCGATGAGTTGAGCTTATCGTACCTTAAGACGAAGGAATCTTATTTTAGTGCGAGCTCGTGGTCAACATCAGATGCTGCGAGTACACAATTGTGGAATATGCGCATCAATCCCTTCCAACCTACCTCTATAGACATCAATAATACGGTGCCTGTATCTGTGGGTCGGCAGACGTATCACGTCCCACTGTCTTATGTGGGATCCATGTTTAAACATTGGCGTGGTGATATTATTGTGCGCATGAAAGTAGTGTGCACAAAATTTCATAAAGGTCGATTGAAGATCTCTTATGACCCTCGTGGTGATATCACTTCCACTGATCCAGCAGAGAATGCTGTTTACACTGAGATTTTGGATATCGGCGAGAAGGATGATGTGGAGTTGAGAATTCCATATCATCAAGATCTGCCGTGGCTTAAGATCGATCAGACTTTGACGGATAATTGGAGTCCGGGTAATACCCTGGCTCCACGTGCGGGAATTGACAATGGTGTCATTACCGTGCGTGTCCTTACAGGTCTGACTGCACCAGTCTCTGGGAGCATTAGCTTGAACTTCTTCATTCGTGGAGCAGACAACTTTGAGTATGCTAATCCAGCTGGACATATTGGGCCAGATGGTACCAATGTGGTGCCTAGCTTCTTCCAGCTGCAGGCTGAAGACCTAACTGATGTTGTTTCATCGCAGATCATGATGGGTACGCCAGCAAAAACTGGAGTTGATAGGTATGCCTTGAATTACGGTGAATGTGTCGGTTCGTTGAGGAACGTCCTTCATCGTTATGTGATTCAAGATACTTGCAATACGACAGGTCTTGGGACAGGGAGTGGTTATACCCTGTTTCGCAAACTCTTTAAGAGAATGCCATACACGCCTGGATATCAGTCCTCGTGGCCTGTATCAGCAAATAAGGTTGTAGCTGCCTCAGGCACTGCACCCTATGCGTTCAACACTATGCACCCCATTCCATGGGTTGCTGGTATGTTTTTAGGCTACCGCGGTGGTCTTAATGTGAACGTAACCGTGCATAGTGATAAGTACGGTTTTGTTGATGACATCAAATCAGCACGTATTACTGATGCTGCTTCCAGCACCAGTAACAATCGCTATTTTTATAATATCGATTCGTTGAGTACAACTGCAACAGCTTCCGGTAAGTCCTATTTTTTGGGACGGAAGAATGTTGTTGCTGATGGTGTTGCAGGTTTTGCTGTTACTTCTAACAGAACCAACTCGACTGTGAGCTTCAATCTTCCAGATTTCAACAATAGGAATTTTTCCCTAGTTGATCCCACGTTTTATGTGTTGGGGTCTTCAGTTGATGGTACCGATGAACAAGGTGCCTTACTGGATGTGAAATTTGCGGCAGTTGATAACACGACTGATAATGCCATTCGCAATTTAACCATGCAGAGCGCGGTTGGTGCTGGTGCTGACTGGACAAATTTGTTCTTTCTGTGCTGCCCTACTGTATTCTACCAAACTGCAGAACCTACACCTATTTAGGTGTCATGTCCCCATAGGAAGGGGCATACCGGTGTCTAAGAGAGCTTGACGCTCCACCGTAATGACAGGCCCAGCTTCATAAAATAGTTTGGAGGGGTAATGAATAATAAGCTAAAAACGTACCGTTGTAGTCGGTGCGACGTTTGCAGCCCATAGCTGAGGGCATAACGATAAAATCCACACCCGTGGTTGTCTATCTATCAAGAGTTTTGTACTCAGTGGGCAACCACTGGGAAAATTTTGCTCGGATATTAGTTACAACCTTTTAACGGGATGTGTTTATGAGTTGCAC